CCATGCAAAATAACTATTTGGATAGCTTCTTTTATTTATAGCCATTTAATCTCCTATGTTGATGCAATAAAAACTTGAACATCAACAGCACTGCCACCAGGATTTACTTGTATACTTGCTATATCAGCCATTGTACCAAAGCTAGGTGATGTATCTGCTTCTGATAACATTAAATCATCAGCACTACCAAGTATGTGACTTTCACCTGCAGCTAGTTTTACCTGATAAAGTGTTGCTGCTCCTACTATAGCTAACTCTACAGCATTAGTGTCATCTAGGTTTGTAACTCTTATATATTTGCTATTTTCAATATCAATAGCTCCAGCAGCACCATGTACATCTGAATTAAAAGTTGCTACTGTAGTAGTTTGACTTGCTGTACAACTAACTATTCTTTGAAATATATCAGAAATACTTGAAATATTAAAAGTATTAGTTCCACCTTGATTTTTACCGTTTAGTGTTATTGACTCAGATATTGTAACTGTCATTGTTGAGGCTGTTACTGTACTTGCCATTTTTTACTCCTATTTTAATGAGTCAGACGTTTGGTCTGTATCATCTTTTAATAATTTATGTGAGTCTGCTAACATTGGTATTCTCACATATCTGTCATTGTTATCTAAAATTTCTACTCTTGTTACATCTATAACAGAGTCATCTAATTTATACCATCTTTGTTTTGAATTTAAATTTTGTATTTTTTCTGTAGTATAATGTTGCACTTTACCTGACATATCCATTAAAGCATCATTTATTAATTGCATCATATATTTTTCAGGCTGTCTACCCATTGTATACTCTATTTGTTGAATTAAATCTTTAACCTTCACCTTTGCCTCCTGACTGCTTCATATTAGCCCCTATAGTCTGTATAGCTTGAGCATAGTCTTGCTTTAGACTTGTTATCATTGGAGTATATAGCTCTGCATCTTCTTCTTCAGCTAATAAATGTTCAGCTGATTTAATTGCAGCATATAAAACAACTATGTATTGCATATCATTTGAAAGGTTATCAATAGTACTACCTCCATCAGCATTAATGCTTGTTAATGGTAAATAGTATACATCTGCTGTTTGAGACGCAGTAGGGTCTGGATAAACATTTAATACCGCATTATTAATAAAATAAACAGGGTCACTATCTGTTACATGCATCAAATCTTCTGTATCAGTTATTCTAGAGGACATAGAAGAAGATACTTGTCTACATATTTGACTAAAGCCTCTAGAGTTTTTTCTTACCACACTTAAAATAGGGCCTATTGTTGCAGTATCCAAATCTAAAGTAGCAGGAGAGTTACTCAATGTTGTTGATGTTGCACACTCAGCTAATTTGTTTGGAGGTAAAATATTGTAAAGTTGAGCCAAACCATCAGACAGAAAGGTATCCATAGCATTTTGGTCTGTCATTGTCTCACCTACTAAATCTTGTATTTGTACATCTAAATTTGCCACTATACTCTATTCCTATCTGCTATATCTTGTGAGATTGTTTTACTAGAAAACTCAACTTTAGTTTGACCACTCCATGTAGTTCTCATATTAATATAATTTTTCATAGAGTCTCTTTTAAGTTGAACCTTATGCTCGCAAGAGTTAGGCTCTACAGTTTTCTTGCATTTTTCACAATAAATAAATATAGCCATTATTTTTTATAAACCTTTCCTTCAATCTGACCTAAAGCATCTTCTGTCATAGGATTAACTGCACCAGGTACAGAGCCACCCATCATATATTCTTTAACTTTTCCACCTCTGTAGTAACCCATAGCATCTATATCTGCCATTCCACCAGCTTCATAAGTTGGCATATCCATATTGGTGTTTCTTTGCATAGCATCATTTGTAGGCATGTCTTGAACTATTTCTCCACCTACATTTTTTACTTCTTCTGCTAATCTATTAGATAGCTCTATCCCTTGTGGATTATAAGGTAATTTAATATTAGGCATTTACTTTCCCCTTTTCCTGGCATCTTTAGATGGCCAATTATACTGCGATTTCTTAACTATAATATAATCATTAGGATTGTTATTTAATGCTAATAATTTTTTTTCATGTATCCCAGCTGCATTATTTTTATTTTTATTAATTACAATTTCATCACCTTCTACTTCAATAATAATACCACCATCTTTATGAGAAGGCCCTTTCATTTTACCGCCTTTAATAGCGCTTAAAGGTTTTTTATATTTTTTATTCAACATCTTCACTCCAAGAACTTTTTGCTAGTTCTGTTAAAATTTCACTATATGAGTATGTTGTTATACCATCAAAACAATCTGCAGTATCTCATCCCATTTAAGTATAACTTTTCTACCATCTAATGATTGTCTTAATGTATCTATTGATGTTTGTATAGAGCTTTCTAACATTTCATCTGTAATATCAGACATATTAACTATTGCCCATTTTCTATTTTCATACATTATGGAGTGTCTCCTATAAAATCATCTGCAGCCATATTTGTCATAGTACCATTATTAGTATTAGTGCTCATATCAAAAATAGTTGTTCCAGAACCATGCTCTAAACCATCACCCATTCTCCACCATCCACTTAAATAAGTTGACATAGAGCCTTCTGCATGGTTGTAAGGTTCCCTACCATTATATAAAGTTCTAACTTGAGCTTCATTCATAGCAATACCTTTGTAAAGAGCAATATCAGATATTTTTACTGCAGAATATCTATTCGAACCTTGAGGAGCTCTAGCTGCAAAAAGGTTTATACTTCCATCATCTATATCATCAGTATCATTATTGTCGCCTTTTCCAGATGCTGTTTTATCTAATCCATCAACATAAATTGCTCTACCATCAGCGTTACCTGCGGGCCTAACAACGGTTATATGATACCATCTGCCAGCATTTAAAGTAAGTGTATCTGTACGAGCGGTATCTCTATGGTATGTTTCTACACCTTCATGACAGTCAAGGTAAATTTTATTGCTTAAATATGATACAGCAAATCCTTTAGCTGAGCCACCTCCATCAGACAAACTTGTGCCTTTACCAATCAAACAATATGTACCGAATGCATTAAAATTAACCCAAAAAGATATAGTAAAGGCAGATGAATTAATTGCTATACTAGAATCTGCACCAAAGTCTACATGGTCATCAGAACCGTCAAATGTAAGTGAAAAATCATCTCTGAATTTATCACCACCTAATGTGGTTATTCGTCTACTCGCAAACATTAGTCTTTTACAAAACCTAATCTAAGAACAATATCACCTTCATTATAGTCTGCAGTATTTTGAACTATACCATAAACAAATAAACTTGTAGAACCAGAAGCAGCTTTACATACCATTCCTATATTTTTCTTATCTCCTATAGCCACAACACCAGCATCAAATGCGTTTGTTATACTGAAAAATCCACAAGTTCCATCCATAACAGCTAAAGCGCTTGTAACGCTAGCCATATCATCATCAGTATTAATATTTGCTCCACCATGCTGTAATGTTGTTGAATCGCTTGTTATAACAACATCAAATGCTCCTGTATCCGCACCATCGCCATCTCCTCCAGATATTATTGCACAACATGATTGCAATATTGCTGTACCTCCTGGTACTGATACTGCATTTGGTATTTCTACAAGTGGAAACATAAAATCTCCAGCTGCCATAGCTGCACCATTATCAGCATCTGGTTTTACTGTAATATCGATTAAATCGACATCCATTTTGTTTAACTTTTCAACTACCGTAAACTTATGTAATTCTGTTTTTGCCATTTTATTCTCCTTTTGAGTGTACTTTAAGCTCTGGCATGAGCATGAACGTACTGTTATTAAAAATTCTTAGTAGATTCGGGGTAAACCTTTTATATGATTTACCCCATAGTTCTACAAAACTATTAAACCTTATTGTTTTGGTTTATGAAGCAGCTATCCCACCATCAGCTTTAGTTTGCCCTGAAACGTAATAGTTAGAGCCATCACACCAAACGTCTATAAAGTCACCTTTAATGGCAACGCCATCTGCAAAAGTAACTGTTGAACATCCAGCGCTAAAGACTCCATCATCATTAGTATCAACTTCTAATTCGTTAATACCGTTAACAATAATAACATTAGCATCAGAACCTTCACCTTCTATAACAGTATATGAAGCACTAGAAGGAGCGGCTTTAACTACAAACTTACAATACCAACCTGCACCTGCAGTAGCAACTGCTGGTAAAGTTGTTGCAAATTCTGTAGCTGAATTTAAAAGAAATATAGAACCAGAATCAGCTTCTGTTAATGTAGATGCTGCTAAAAGTTCTTTTACTTTTAATTTGTGAGAACCTGTAAAATTACTATTTTCATTTAAAAAATCACTTCTCATTTTACACACCCTCCAAGTTAATTAGTGCGTGAGTTTCTGGTAAGCTTACTTCAAGACCTGCTTCTGTTAGAATCATATCTTTACGTAAATCTTCGTCTGCTTGTTGCACGTTAGTTGTGATTGATGTATCTCTATTTAAACCGTTACCAACTAATGGTCTGTAAGCTACTTGGTCTAAATCAACAAAAGCCATATGCCCAGAAGCATTATTTCTAAATAATGGCTCTGCTACCATAGATGCTGAACCAAACACAGTATCAACTGATAATATTGTGTGGCCAAACGAACCTTTGCTAGAAGGGAAGTTATATCTTTGGTCATTATTGTCTAATGAATTAGCCATAAATCCACTTAGCTTATTAAAGTGTGCCATTACTGGTCTAGATACTAAGCAAAGTTTTTTATCAGAACCGCCTCTAGCAGGGTCATACATTACTTGAAACGCTGATAATAAACCATCATATGTTAGTTCAGATGTAGAGTATGTAGCTAAATATGGTGTAGACTCAGTATAAGCGCCAATTTTACCATCTTCTGGAGTTCCACCATTTTTAATAATGTGACCAACTATACCATCAGTATATTGAATACCACTTCTACTACCTTTCATACCAAAAAGCATTGCTCTTTCAATGTCGATTTTATGTTCTCTTAATTTAAGATTCCATATTCTATCCCATTCATCAGCATAACCTCTGTATACAGTAGCTCTAGCTGTGTTAGACATTTCACAAGCTGTTTTAAAGATTTGAGTATAACCAAATCCATCATCTAACTTTTGTGAAAATACATCTGGTGCACCTGAGCCTTGCTCGTATGATGTACCAATAACAACAGCTTCACCATTATCATCTAATGTAGTTGTACTACCACTAGAAGCTTCTATTGTTTTTACAACAATTGATGTATCAGATGAACCATGAGAAACGGATTCAATTCTACCCATAGCCTGAGTAATAGCTTCTACATCTGCGCCACCATCTAAATTTACATTTTGCGCAAACTGTACAACCATACCTTTAATTAAAAAGTCTACACTAGCACCACCTGAAGTATCAACTAATAAAGTTGTATTACTACCTGCAGCCGCAAGTGTTTGACCACCTTTAACTAAAAAACTACGGTCTGTCATATGAACTTTCGTTCTATCTTCTAAAAACCTAAACTGAGAATCAGTTGTAGGTACTTTTCCTACTTTTGACAAGTATACAAAAAATGGTGACTCATCTGGGGCCAAGTCTGCGATTCTATCGCTAAAGTCATACAGTCTTCTTGTGCTTAAACTAGCACTATCTGTAGTATTGCCTCCTGGAGTTCCAAAATTAACTTGCCCTTGATTAAATGTCGGCATGTTATCTCCTTTACCGTTTTATATTATTTACAATACATTCGTACGACTGCCAGCACTTAAAACTCTATCCCACATAGATTGTTCGTCAGTCTTAGGAGTTTCAGGAGCTTGTCCTTGTAATACACCACCTTGTGCTGGTGTTCCTTGAGTTTGACGTATACCGTCTAATGGATTTTGTTTTTGTTGCTCTCCAGCTTCATTAGCATCTACAGCTCTCCACATTTTAATAGCGCCATCAACACCATACTCAGCAGGATTTTGATTAGCAAAATTCATAAAAGAGTCTACTTCTTGTGGGCTTAGGCCTCTCTGTTGTAGTTCAGTCTTTAATTTCATTTCACCTTGAGTTCTTTGTAATCCTTGCATTTGTTGGTTAACAGCTCCATTTATAGAGTCTTGTAGTTCTTGCTGTCTGAATTTGTACGATTTAGACTGAGGGTCATTATAGGCTTCCCATGGGTCAAATTCATCTTTATCTAATGCTATACGTTGCGATTCTGGTTGTGCTGGTTGGCCTTGACCTTCTACCATACTAGTTATAGTTTGAGTAATATCTGGTCTAGACTCCAACAATTGTCCAATTTGCTCGTATTGCTTTAGTTTAGAGTTTTCCGCTGCGAGTTTATCCTTTTCACTTTGGAAGTACTTTGCTTGTTCTTCCCAGTTGCCAGAACCCTCTTGCGTATTTGAGTTATCGTCTTGCCCTACATTATCAACGGGCTCACCTTCAAGATGTCCGTTTTCATATGCGTCATTCATTAGTTGTGTTTCCTTTCTGCAATCTCTCTCGTCTTTTTTGAGCTTCACTACTATTCATACGTAATTTCTCTGACTCAAGTTTAACTGCGTCTTTTAACCTACCTGTTGCCAATCTGTTAGCGGCACGAGATTCATACTTCTGCTCTGCCAATTGACTTTTGAATTTTTCAACTTCAGTACGTTTTCTTGCTGCAATACTTTCTCTATCTGCAGTTTGTAAGTCGCCTGAAAGCTTTTTAAGTTCTTGTTGTGCTTGTGAAAGCATACCTTGTAATTTACCAATTTCGTCAGTTCTTTGCAATACCCCTTGTTTATCAAAAATTTCTGTTTTCTTCAATGCTTCTACCCTATCTATTAATCCAGCTTGATAAGCTTCCATATATAATTGGAACTCACCATATTTATTAGATGGTAATGTAGAACCTCCAAGAATACGTATATCAAACTGACCTACTGTTATATCATTTTCTATTGTCATCAACTCATTGGTTTTGTCATCATATAAACGTTTGTTTACTGTATATTCGCTTATATCATTATTAGGTTGAACTATTCTAAATGTTTTCTTAAATGTATAATGTTGTCTAGCCATATTATATACAACTTGACCTAATCTTTTCATTGAACCTTCAATATCTCTAAGTTTAGATTTTGAACGTCTTTGACCTACATTCTCCATCATCATTGTAGCTGAGTAAGTTCTAGGAGCCGCTTCTGAACTGCCTTGCATCATTTCAAAGATACCAATATTTAAATCAATATAACCTTCAATCATTTTAGGTAACGATAATATGCTACCTGATAAAGGCTGTGGTGCTGGAAAATGAGGCTCCCCAAAAGATGGGTCATATTCGATAGTAGCATTAGGATTTGCCCAATCTCTTTCAAGTTCTTCAATATCGCTAACACTACCTTGGGGAACTAGCAGTTTTAAGCCTGCTGAAGCCTGTGCGTGTGATGTGATAAGAGATACCGTCTTGTTGAGGAACCTTTGAAATGCTTTATTTTTTCTTACGTCACTCATTGGATATGGAGTATTAGTCCAAATGTTAGGAACTGGAATGATTGGATAAATATCTGTATCACATATCATTTCATATAAAACTATTTGCCCAACAGTACATGTTAATTTTATTCTTGTTTGTGTTACTTCTACAAAATCAATTAATTTATTTTCTATAGCTGCAGCAAAATCTCTATCTTGAGCCATTGCAGCAAACTGTTCTTGAGTCATAATTCTTTCATCACCACTCCTAGAATCTACAACTCTATAATAAGGAACTCTTACCTTTTTGTAATGTTCAAGAAGTCTATACTTTTCATTATGATAGTCTTTATCTTTGACATTATCTGGAGTAAAGCTTTCCATAGTTGTTTTATTGGTTGCATCAGGATAATCCTCCTCTTTATCAAATGTTTGTATTTCGTCTATTAATAATTTATCTGACTCTTCGTTTATTGGTTGAGTCATTTGTGGATACAAATCTACTAATTGTTGTTTACTTAGTATTGTTGATACTATAATACCTGAAGCGTCATCAAAATATTTATGTCTTGAGTTAGGGTCTACATAAACTCTAAAAGGGTCAACGTATGTAAATTTTACCTCACCTCTACCAAAGTCACCATCTCTATCAAGGTATGCATAAAAATACCCAAGACCAGTAATAGCATAATCATGTACTACTTGCTTGAATACTTCATTACCATCAGACTTATCCCAAATATATTCTAATATAGTTTTCCAAACATTAGCCATTTTACTATCAGAGTCTTCTCTTCCAATTGCGCTAAATTTTGGTTGCTTAGATGTAATAATAGCTTTAAACTGTTCAATAGCAGCATAAAGTCTATCCATTGGCATTGATGATTGATTTCTTGAGTCGAGCTCATCAAGCTCTGCTTGAGAGAAATGATTACCTAAATAAAAGTCAATATCTTCTCTAGCGGCAGTATCCCATTCTTTTCGGGCATCTTTCCATCTATCGAATAGTTGTTTTATGTCTTTTACCCTTAAATCTTCTTGTATCATAGTGTATAATATAAGATTACTTTCTTGCTCCAGTCAACCAATTATATGCTTTTCTTGGTTTTGTCCAAACACCAGACTTGCTTTTTGATTTCTTTTTCTTTTTAGCTTGACCTTTAGCAAACTGTGTAGCAAGCCAAAATGCATCTATTGTATCATCATGACTTCCTTTAGGAAAATCTAGTAATTCACCAATAAATTCATGCATTTCTTTTTTAATGTGTACAGCTCCAGCTTTAAACATTGGTTGTAAGCCTTCAAATAATCTATCCTTTTTCTTTTGGTTATAATTTTTAATACCTTTTTCTATGCCTGGTAAAAACATTCCTTCATCTTTACTACGTTTCATAACATAGTCTCTTAACATTTCTTGGTATGCTATAGTTTCTATATTTATTCTTCGTATCGGCTGGTATCGTTTTGTAATTTCAAATATCTTGTCAGCACAGTCCATCGGTAAAACTCGTTCCCTCCAATATTCAATAACATAGTAATCATGGCTATCAGTAACGCCAATAACCATAATAACACTATAGTCGTTCCTAGCACCAACTGTTGAGGCAGGGTCAACACCAATGTATATATTAACGTATTCTTTTCTCCCGTCATCCAGTTTAATGTACCATGAATCATATTCATTATCAAATCTCGCATAACCTTTATACTGTGCATTATTTATATCTTCCTCACTAAATATTTGGTCTTCAGGCGATTTAGCCTGATTCATATACTCTTGGTAAAACTTTGCAGGTGTACCTGAGTCTATATAGAACTGCTTACGTTCTTCTAATTTTTTAACAGGCCATCTTGAAGGCCATATAGGAGTTCCATCTTCTATTGCTTTTCTAGTAAACACCTCCCAAGCAAACTCTTCACCTGTTTTTTGACACTCTTGATGTTTAGTAACTAGTCCATTTAAAAAACTATCATAATGAACAATAGTTCCATTACACCATAAAAATCCTTTTTTATCAAAATCAATAGCAGGATATACTGCGGCAGTAACCCACTCTTTAATCTGACGTCTAGAATCAGGAGTTTTAGTATTTAGCTCTGATTCAAAGTCATCAAGTACAATTCCAGTATATCTTGTAGAGTTTTGTTTTTTACCCCTTAATCTTTGAGATGCACCTTTGCCAATCATTCTGCATCCATTTTTTAAAGTAAATTCTGTTTTAGTCCACTTATCGCCTTCAAGGTCTCCAAAATAATAATGTATAGCTGGATTACTATATATATGGTTTTGAATCCAAGATATATTATCTACAGCCTGGTCTTGTGCTTCACCTACCCATGCTATAAACTGTGGTTCATCTTTACTTGCAAACAAAAACTTATGCATAATAGCTGTTGCAGCTAATGTAGATTTTGCATGGTCTCTAGGTAATACTAATGCTAATTGTTGTTTTGTAGGACTTAAAAATAAATTTCCTACTTCTTTATGAAAGTCTGGAGTAGCTGAGGCTAAAAAATCTTGTGGGCTAAAAAGTTTTCCAAATGTAATTAAATCATTGTATGCTAAATGAAGAGCTTCTTCATTTTTACTCACATTTCCATTAAGATTTAAATTGGCCATTAAGGTTGATAAGGGTTGTTTCTGGCGGCCGCTAATAAAAATGCAGCTAAGTTTTTATCCATCCCTTTATATTCTGGTCTTTCTTTCATTGATTGAACTGCTCTAGCTCTAAGAGCATTATCTAGGCTACCATATCTATCATCATCATAATATCTATGACCTAACTTTGATATTAATTTTATTGTACTATCTGGATTTAAAACTCTAAATAACCTTTCTATGTCTTCACCCATAGATATAGTTGCAACTTCTGCTATTTTAGCTTTAGGGTCTGCATTTTCTATTAATCTATCTATCGCTGAGTGTGCACCTCTTAGCTCACTTGGAGAAACTCCATACGCTCCATAGTTATATAAGGCCTCTAAAAGATTACGTTCACGATAAGGTTGAGACTTAAAGTCTTCGTATTTGTATCCAGCTTGTTTTTGTTTCATATTAAAAATCCTTTACAAGTTCAAAGTGAGGAAAATCATCAAAATTATTATCATCTACCTCAAAGTTTTTATTCCAATCGCCTCCCCAGCGAATATTTATTTCCATAGATTGAGCAATGCCCAAGACAAAGCCAGCAAAAAGGTGGAAACGCTCTCTATCATCCCAATCAATAGGATAGGGAACAACATCAACAGCCATAGAAGGCTTAGCGTTATGACGACCATTAGGATATTTGACTTTAGTTCTTTTCTCTTCAAAAGCTTTGTTTTGCTCCTGTTTATTTCTATGCCCGCAAATAACCGAACAATCAACGTGTTTAATAACTTCATTAAATAAATCTTGTAAATCTTCATCGCATGTTGCTAAGTTTTTTCTAGACCTACTTCCAAATCTTGGCATTATCCCTCCTTACCACATTCACATTTAAATTTCTTAGGCAATTGTTGCATTACTTCTAGTAACTCAATCCTACCTTCAATCTCTTTGACTTTCTTATCTAAATCATTTTCATCAAATACATATGACATAATTTTATCTAAACTAAAATGTTTAGCTAATTTTGTTGCTATAGCATTTACTATAAACTTAGACACTATCAACTACTTGCCAACTTTTTTCATAGCCATTTTATGAGACTGGCCAAATGTTGCACCCTTTTTCATAGCATCAACCATAGACTTTAAATGATTGCCTGTATGATGAACAGAATGTCTTTTCATAGCATTTCTTTGTCTAATATTTAAACTTGATACATCTACACCTTTAATTTTCATTTTAACTCCATAAATATAATTTTTAATAAGTTTCTTCTTGTAAAGTTTTTAATAAAGACTTCATTATTCTAAACCCATAAGTATATCTTCTAATCTATCAAATCTATCATCTAACTGTGTCTCTATCTTAGCAACACTAATTTTTAAGTTAACTATACTTTTTTCATTAGACTGTACTCGTTTAACTACTTTTATTTGTTCAGTATTAATATTTTCTACTTTGTTAGAGTTAATACCATACGATATTGCTGCTCCTATTAAAACTGATGCTATTGTTAGGATTGAACCTAATGAAATCTTTTTGTCTATCAATACATCCCCTTCATTTTGCTTTTAACAGCTTTACCATATTTAGCTTTTTGCTTTCCTTTTCTGGTTGCTGTTTTCTTTTTTTTGTTTTCAGCAGCTTTTTGAGATGGTGTTAAAGTTTTTCTAACAGATTTAGGTAAATACCTTCCTCTTTCTGATTTAGGCTTCCTTCTATCTGAAGCACTAATATAGTCCCACTCTTGCTCTGTCCAGTTTTTTAATGATTTTTGAGGCTTTTTTAGCGTCACTATTTATAGCCTCCGCCTTTAGCTTTATATTGTTTTGCTAGCATTTGTGCTTTACGAGCTGACCATTGCCCTGCTCTTCCGCCTTTGCTACCAGATTTTATAGACTCAAAAAGTCTTTTACGCATAGTTGGTTTAGTATAGTTACCTGCTTTGTTAACAGTACTTTTTTTACCTCTAGCCATACAAACTCCTTACCATTTTTCTTTATCTGCCCAATATGCAGCAGACATTTTGCCTTTAGCGATGTTTTTAGCGTGTCTAGCTTTAAAAGACTTTCTTCTGTTCTTTTGTTTTTGAGACTCGCCTGCTTTAGGTTTGCCAGCAGTCTTAACTCCTTGCTGCCCAAATCTTATAGTTTTTATTTTGTCACCTTCTTTAGCAACGACAATATGAGACTTTTTAGGATGTCCAGGTGTACGCTTAGGCTTGTTATAACCGCTAACTCCTGCTCTTCTTAGTCTTGCATCTTTAACCTTCATGCTTGCCCACCTTCTGTTTCGCTGCCATAAATATACAAAATATTATCCTCTAAATCAAACTCTGATTTACATGCTGGACATTTCCATGATTCTATCTCACCATTTGGCTCTATAACGCCTATTCTTTTACTACAATCTTCATCATAGTATAAATTCTTTTCGCATATAGGACAAGGGTCTACCTTATCAGATATATCACTCTTTTTCTTTATGTGCAAGTACTTTGGTTTCCCCACCTTTAATAGCCTCCAGTTGTTCAGGACTAAAACCAGCCCATACAGTTAGTTCTTCACGTTTCTTTTCTGTTTCAAATAAACCAGACATCTTAGCTAAAGCATCTAAGCTTCTAAGTCTGTCTTGGTCTCTTTCTGAAACATCTGCTATATCTTTATACTTTTGTATAATATATTCTGGTGTAACACCCTCTTCTTTTAATATTAATGATATTTCTTCTTTTACCATTTGCATTACCTTCTTTTGTTGTAGTAATTTGTTAGCCGCATTGCGGATATACTGCTTATCGTTAGCTTTAGGGTACACACGACTGTAAGCTTCTTCCATATCTATCCCTGCCGCTACATATTTAGCAAATAATAGCTTTTTAGATGACAATTTAGTAGAACGTATTTTATTTATAGACTTATAATTGCCAGAAAACGTATATAT